GGCTGAGGTGCATGCCCTGTCATCACTGTATCTGCTATTGTGACCTCTACATGAAGTACAACTTCAATCTGTAAAACTTGCGTAGACGCAGGTCCAGATATGTAGAGCAAAACGCCTGACCAATTGTTATCATTGACGTCATTAGCCGCAGTCCTATCCAAGAACTGATCAGCTAGTTTGGCGTCAGTAGGCGCACAGATGTACGAACCAGGGTCCTTACTATCTGTGATTCGCCCATTGAGAATTGTAATCAGGTCTGCCAGATTATGTGTTGAATTGTCCCAGACTTGAGTGTTAGGGTCGGACACGTCCATAACTACGACGGAACCGCCGGCGGCGGTTGCAGCAGAAATTCTGTGCCAGGAAATACCGGCGGAGACCACCCGGGCAACTCCCGCGAACGCCGGATATGTTCCTATAGTGGTCACTGGTGTGGCAGTGGCCGGGAACACGTCCGTGGTTGGTGTCAATTGTGATACGCACGCTAAGTTGGGGCCGGGTGCAAATCCGAAGTATCCGTCTCCTCCAGTTCCTGTTGAAACTGTGTGGAGGGAACGGAAAGTGAGTGGAACTGTGGTGACATTAGCTCCACATGCACGTGTGCTTCCATTCGCTGCTGGGCAGAAGGGGTCGAACATTGAACAGACCTCATGCACGTGTCTATCCATTGTCCCATTGTCAGATCTAACTATATTGGTTCTCGCTCTTGACTTTCTTACTTTATTCTTTGCCATGTTTGTTGGCTGATGAAACACTTAACCAACAGAAGGGCCGCAAACTGTTTAAAGACCCGCCAGTTTAAGGAGCTGGTCGCTCCGTACTCACCTAATTGCCGACAGAGTCCATAAACTCTGCCCACTCCTCATACTTATGCTTATACAAAAGTTGAAGAAACGCCTTGGCCTGGTTGAACTCTACATTGTTCCTCATCTCCCAGACAGACTGTAAGGCGTCATCAAAAGACATAGAGCCTGAGGTGACAATCCTATAAATCGACTTCCTCCATGATGTCATTGTAGCATAGCCATCACGAAATCTATACAAATGTGAGCAGAACTCAACCTGAGTGTCATTTGCCACAACGTCTCTGTAGGTAAAACCACAGTCCGTAGCAACGCGACAAAACTCCTTTGGATCACGAGTCCAGACAATAGTATCGTCTCCATTGGCTACAACACCGGCAACATCCATCTTAGCAAGCTCTCCCACGTAAAACGCGTAGAGAATGCTGAGAAGGGTATTCCTGCGTGAAGTATCCTTACTACCGCTGTTAACACAACCATATTGAGTCTTTGCATAGATCTTACCACCGATATACGCCGTAGACCGTGCTGTGAGCACAGACCACGACCGGTCTAACCGAGAACGAAGAGGACAGAAGCCAAAGACTTCGGACCCAAGTTCGGAGGTAGCCAGTAACGTCTGCTCCGTGTGTAGTGCGTCGAAACCTGATTGATCAAGAGAGAACGGCGCAAGCCGAGTCTCCTTGGTCAACTCACTAACAAAACCACAGAAGTCACGTATCATCGAGTCAGTGAAACCGATGCCAAGGGCAGAACCACACTTGTAGATCTTCTCATCACTCATCAAAGCCTTAGCACTCGGAGTGAACGCTACAGCTTCAACTAGCTGGTCCGGCAGTGAAAGTCCATTAATACAGCGGTAGGCCTTCTTAACTAACTTTCGTTTGGGATGGGGCTCGTTCTTCACAAAAAGGAAGGACGGATCCATTGCACCAATCTGCAAGATTTCAGCAGGTGTTATAGAGTCGATCTTGCTGTTGAGAGGGGAAGTAGAATCGGCCCACAGTGCCAGCCGAACTACAGCAACGTCCGTGATCATCTCACGTGCTACACGGGCAGAACCATTGGTAGCGTATGCCAACTTCAAAGGATAGCCTGGCGTCTTGCTATCCTCTATGGTTTCC